TACAGCACTATATGTTAATGCATACAGGCTATAATTGCTGTTACGTTCTTAATTTCTTTCTTCTATGATGCAACCTTATTATACAGATCTACTTAGCCGAACCTATTCCTGCTCTTACAGACTTTCCCAGAGGTAGGCTTCCTAGGTGTAAACTTACCAGAGCCACTTGCCTTAGAGATGGCAGAGAAACCATTTCTTCCACCTTTAGGTTTAGTTCCGGTTAGCCATACTCTTCGAGAGGTAGGATCAGACCATTCACTGATGATCTTCATAGCTTCATGCCTACGTTTAGCCTCAATTACAATCTGAGTATCAAAGTCAAGTCTCTCTACTACGAATCTGATAGCACTAGCTAGTGCATCTATCCTATCATCATGCCTCAAGCATCCTCTCTCTCTCGTAAGCATTGCTAGTTGATGAACAAATCTGTACGTTGTCTGCAACTCAGCAGGGTACAGCGCTACAGATCTCTGATCTTCATCTAATGCTGAAGGACATATAAGAAGTCTATGGCTAGATAGGAGGGGTTCTATTACATCTATGATCCTAAGCTCCTTCTGACCTGACTCATTGACTTCCTCTAGTGTCACAGGCCACTTCCCCTTAGCAAACAGGGGCTTCAGCATACTAGCATGTGCTCCATTGCCATAGTTCTTTTCTATAACAACTGTCTTCGCCTGGAACTTCTTTGCTACCTCTACGAGCTGTTTTAGCTTTGCCTCCTCATATCCACCTGGAACCCCACCAATAGCAACGATGTATATATAAGCTCCTATCAGTTTGATTACAGCGTATCCTGTCTCATCCCCTTGCTTTCCCCCTCCTGCCGGGTCTATGTACATAACAGTTTTCTCGAAATCTCGAATTTCATATCCAAACGGGGATACACGGTACAATTTGTACTTGCCACCATATCCAGCGCTTCGGTACAAATGAAGGGGATTGTTCGACCATATGGGTAGTACCGGACCCCTCACCACTGAAAAGTCAGCCACCATCAAGTTAGCGAGTTTTAAGGGGTATCGCTCTGTATCACTCAAGGTAGTGTTCAGCATGTACTGAAGCTGGAACTTTGCTTTACCCTGTGAGATCTCCTTCTCTAGCAGTAGTAGCTCATTGAACATCTCTGGACAGGTCGGTTGGCCCGAAGCACCATCCATTCCCCCACCCTCCATAATAGAAGGGTCGAGCTTCATGTCCTGCTTAAGCATAGGTGCTAGGTTGTCCCCATAATTATCAAGCTCATCCATGTTTGGATATCTACCTGTCCATACCCGTATAGTGTAACCCCTGGCTTCCAGGTTATTGTATATCGACTCAACACTCTGAGGTGTACCAAGGTAGAGTATATCACCATCTGCACATACTGACTCAAACTCTTTAGTCAGATCCTCTAGCTGATCTCTAGTCATGACTGTTCTTGAGTTCTTCATGGATTCACAGTCATCTGCTATCAGAATGTCAGCACGTGATCCCTGTAGGGAAGCATCAACTCCCATACACTTCACTGAGGGTGACTTCTCTGTTCCTTTGAATAGCCAGTGAACATCATACCATTCCACAGACTCATGATCTCCTGCATTCTTGTCGGGTCTTAGCATCCATAGGATGTCTAGCCCATTCACTATTTGTATTACAAAGTTGGCTATCTCTTTCGACATTTTACTACCAGCAGACACAATTAATATTCTGCTATTAGGCTCATGAATCAACCTAAACACTGAGTAGATTGCAGTAAGAGTAGTCTTAGCCTGTCCACGCTGGGCCTGTACCATCCTAAACTTCGGCCCACCATAAATCCATTTACATATATCTTGTTGTATCCTGTTAATATCAGGATTACCCCTAATCAACTCTGAGATGCAGACCTGAGCAAAGTTCAGAAAGCCCATCAATGTATTGGGAAAGGCTTCCTGAACTTCGGCTAAGGCTAGACGCATCTCCAGTTCATCTTCACTGGACATTTCTCTACGGCTCATCTATCCTCCTATATAGCTTCCTTTGCATCAGCAAACGGTATGATCTTACCTTTATTCCTCTCCTTAAGGGCAGCAAGCTTCTTGGCAAGAGGAGACTCCTCATCCATCTCCGCTGTTGTGCAAGAGACTCCATTGTACTCTACCCACTTCTGCATGGTAGCAAGGTCTCTTGAGTTGATAGCAAGTGCTATCTCCTCGGCATCATGCCCCTCATTCACCAGATCTTCTACATGCTCAAGCATACTCTTAGCCTTTTGATTATGACACATAGTAATCAGCTTGTGCAGTATGCCTATCTGATCTTCTGTAGCTGCATTCTTATTGCTCATTCCTCCTCCTATTCTTTCCTCTAGCCTTATCTATCAACTTCCAAATAAGCAACGTTGCCTGAAGCACCATCAACACACCAGCTCCCGTCTCTGTCCAATTACTGGTGAGATAGGCACCCCATGTGAATCCTACGTGTCCTGTTACAACAATCACATCATCCATGTATTGCCCCCGTACTCATGCCCTACTGTGGTAGCTAGGGCTTATTGATTATTACTTTCAATCACAATACTCTAATTGCAAAATGCCCTCAGTAAATGAAGATGTTATACTTGATAGTTGTACCGTAATGACTTCATTTGAGTGTATAAGAGCTTCTGCTGCTGTTATAGCCCCAAGGTCTTTGAAGCTATAAGCAGTTCCATTCGCAAAACCTGCCGCAGTTACTAATGTCCCACTAAAAGAACCTGTGGACAGATTTCTCTTACTCACCAGTACTTGCATTGACGTTATAGTATTGTTTACAAGTACACCTGCTCTGGCTATAAATGCGGGGAAGTCAACCACCATTATTAGGTGTAGCGTGGTATCGTTAACAATGCCAAATGATAACTTCTTTCCTAGCGTTAATGTATCGCCTTTTATCTGTGAAGTTGCATGGCCCGATGAGTCGTTGTCTTTTAAATATACCGCACCTGTCACAACAATCCCTTCGGTTTGGTGAGCACCATTGGGTCGAACTATATTACCAGTTATAATTCCGCCTGACCCGTTAACCACCAGGATTCCGATTCTCTGACCTGACCCCTCTAGCGTCCCATTGTTGTTTACAGTATTTCTGTTTATATCTAAATCGGTACAATCTTCTAACCTAACACCAGCCTTTCCATTTCCGTAAACAAAGTTACCGCTTACTTTTGGGCTATTACCATTTATCATATGCACACCATATCCTGCATTGTTGTATATGTGGTTTGCCCCTTCTACAGCCACGGTATCAATACCAAGTTGAGCTGCCGTGTTATCTTCTACGGATATCCCATCATCATCATTATCATATATGAAATTGCCTGATATTATATACTCCTTATCGCCCTCGACTATGGCTTCCGAATCATTCTGTTTAATATCTATTCCAGACGTAACATTACCATAAATGTGATTATCAGTTATAATACATCTAGTTCCTTCTATAAATAGATCAATACCATCTTGTGATACAGCAGGATCGCCGTTGCCATTGTTCCTAATTATATTATCGGTAATTATAATGTTCTGAACATTTCTGTAAGTCCTGAGTCCATCTCTTGAGGAAGCCTCCGAGATGTTCCCAACAAAAATTAATCCGTCAATGTCAGAAAGGTACGTATTGTGAGAACAGTCATGGATATGACAGTTAGTTATTGAAACCCCTTCTGATTGTAAAACTCCGTTCTGTGTTTCGTGGCCAGAAATACCGCCCCACGATTGAGTAATTTCAGCGTGATCTATGCTGAAATCACTTCCTCCATTTAGTATTATTGATGCAGACCAAATATCTGTAATGGAGGCAGTCCACTTTCCACCATATATCTGAATATCATCATTTGTTATGATAAGGGAACCACTTGAAGTTGTGGTTCCGAACAAGGTGTGAGTCTCATATAATAAAGTAGCTCCCTTTGCGATGATTACAGTGCCCGCTAGAGGCTCCCAGTTAAGCAAGCTATAAGTTTTCCCCTGTTCAAACACTACTTTTTTGCTATGCACATTAAAGGCAGCAACAACCGCAGTGTCATCCCCGCCCCCAGTAACACTTCCAAAATGAGATATTTTCAACTCTCCTTGTCTGACTAAGCAACTACTTGCACCTGTTGGATCAGAATCCAACGGTACATAAACCCCACCTAAAGGATCTGCTGCAACCTCTGCTGTATAATTTCCGGCAAGCAATAAGAACTCTCCGTCACCACCATCACCTATAGCACTCCTTCCAAGTGTCTCATACTTCTGACCTGCTACCAGTGTGGTAGATGCACTCATCTGTGCTTTAGTATCAAAAGGTAAAGTCCAATCAGCAATGATCTGCTGTGCCTCTTCTAGTTGATCTAAGATGTCAGGCAATCCATTATGAGTGAAAGAGAATATTTTCACTGCTACACCTACTGGCAACTCACTCCCTGCATTGACGTACTTTGTAGTGCCAGTAGTCACTAAGACACCAGAGATATCACAAGGGAAAGCATCATACTGTAGCACACCGTCAGCATACAACGTGCTAGTTATAGGAAAGGCTGGTATAGAGAAGGACAACTCGAACACAGTCTTGGCTACTGCAACTACCTCTGTATGAGTCTGAGCTGCATTAATCTCGGCCGCTGCTAATGCTTCGTCCAGTTGTCCTAGAGTCACTGCGTCCTGTGCATTAACCCCATTTGCTAAGTTGAATATACTAAACCCACCCACGTTAAGAGCTTGCTTCTCATAATATGATTCACTCTTGAACCCATCTATAATATTATGAATGTTATAGAGCTGACTCTGGAACGACCTGTTCATATTAGTCTGGGTGAAGTCGCTTCCCCTTGAGAAGTCAGCATAAGGTGATGCGAAGTCAGGATCTCTTTTGATTCTAACTTTTGCCCCTATCACAGGGGTAACCGCCAGTGTAACTTGAGTAGGCCCGGTCAGTGTAAATGCTACAACTACTTCATCTACAGTCACTATCAATTGATCTAAAGTCCAATACCCATTGTCTGGGCCTGTAAAGGCGAAGGGAAAGGCTACTTTGACCCCATCCCCTACCTCATCTGAAAAACTATATCCCATATTTCCTCCTAGTCTACTATTCCTCTTAGAGCGTTTATGCCCTGATTGATCCCTATTGTCTTAGCAAAGGGTGCAATATCCTGAACTTCCTTAATCGCCCTACTCATTGTTTCATCCCCTGTGAGGGCTTGCATGATTACCTTCTGTGCTTCAAAGACATCCTTTGCTACTCCAATCACAGGTACTGAGTCATTAGTCATAGCTCTGGCACCTACCTGATCCCTACCTGATAGGAGTGCATCTGGGAGAACACCAAGAGTTGCCAGCCCATCCATCCCTATACCTACTGCTGCTAGTTGCCCCATCCTATTCAGGATACCTAGGGTCAGGTTGGAACCTGTCATGTCACTGAGTATTTTCTCCTCAGCATTATCCTTTCCTAGGTTCCTCTGAAGTGAAGCTATACCTACCGCCATAAATCCGTACATAGCAGACTGCATACCTATCAGTGCACCCATAACCTTATCGTGCCTGATGTCATGCACTAGCTGTTTCTCCATAGATAATATAGAGAAGCTCCTGAACTGAGTCATGGTCTGGCCTAGCCACCTATTCATAAACTGTGGCATCTCACCTATCATGGGCCTCTGCATCTGTCTCATTGTTATTCGATGCATACCTATCTGCAACCTTTCCTGCATGTCAGGTGTCATCTTACCAAAGTTAAACATGTCAATTTCTCTTCCATTGATCTTAGCTGTCTTCGGGTTGTCCTTCATGAACTGTTTAACCTCATCTAAGAACCCATCATGCCATCCAGCACTATTTATCTCAGCCTCACTGAGGAGACTCTTACCACCTTTCATCATCTTCTTTATATCTATGGCGAGTGCCCGTACAGCTAACCTCTCCCCTGTTCCCTGAATCAGTCGGAATCCGCTGGCTACTTCACCAATTCTCCTCCCCTGTGCTAACGCGTTATCAAAGTACTGTGCTATCCTACTAGCTCCCTCAGCCTCCTCAATGTCATCAGCTCTGAGTCCATTTGGGTATAAGATATGGTCCTCACCATTGTACATGATTACATCCTCTAGTTCATCCAGATCTTCTCTCTTCAGATGACCACTCCACTCTCCACCCTCTCTCAGGTGTTTAGTCCCCCTGATAGCTCCCAGATCCTTGACAGCTTCTAGGACTGAGGATAACTGCCTTTGAGATGTGATACGTGCTAACTCCGGTATAGATGCAGCACCAACAAACTGTAGTCTAAGGAGAGATGTTGCACTCCTGACCCTGCTAAGAGCCTTAATCATCCCACTCTCATCTACAGGATTAAGAGTCCTTCCATAAGCCATATCAACTCCGTCCCTCAAGATCTTGATCTCCCTCTTAAGATCAGAAGCATTCTGCCCTATATCCTCTCCTCTCTTTTCCAGTATAGCTATCTCATCAAGTACTTGAGATCTAGTTGTCAACCCTATCTTAGCAAAGGCTGCTCCTCCAGCAGCATCTCTGGTATAGGACTCAAGTATTCTAGGCAGATCATTAACTATAAGATCTATATACTTCAGACCATTTGATTCAACTGTGATGTTTGGACGTAACGACTTCTTAGCCCTATTGCTCATATGCTGTCTTACTTCGGTATCCATGGAACTCTTTAAGAAGTCATCGACAACATCATCCTCAACTCCAGCCTTCTTGAGCTGATCAACTAGATCCTGTATGTCCTTATTGGTTGACTTCCTACCCTGCTCAGCCATTACTAGAGTATCATCCTTTGCTCTCTGTATATGAGCATCAGCCACCCTATCAGCTAGATCCTTTTCTAGTTGGAACCCACCCCTCTGGTACCCTAATGATAGTACCTCCCTTACGGTTGACTCCTCATTATTACGCAATGCATTCTTTATCTTTACACTATCCTGGATCACTGGGACATATGGTTTATTTAGATCTACATTCTCCATCCCAGCACCATTTGCATCTTGCCAGATCTTACCACCTTTGTAGAACTGGTCCTTCCCCCCTTCAGCAGCAGCTTTAATAGCTGGAGAACTGGAGGTTCCAGGCGCATATAGTTCAAGCATTACTTCTTTATGATACTTGTTAATATTGGATGGAACCATCAGGGACTTATAAGAACTGAGGCCATTCTCTGCACCCCATACTCTCATGTTCTCATTGAGTCTATTACGCATAGCCCCTCTAATCATAGTCTGACCATTCTTGACCCTGGATGCTATAGTTGCAGCAGCAGCTTTCCCACCCTGGGGTGCCTCGAAGAGTAAGTATCCGAACCCTCTTATAGCAAAGTTATGAGAGTTGGATATTCTAGCCTGTACAGACATGATAGCATCAGTAACTTTGGACTTCCAAGGAAGCATAGCCCCTCTTACATCCTCTGCTTGATCTATACCAAGCCGTTCGTAACCCTCTATCCTAGCTTTCTGTGAGGTGTCTAGCTTATGTATCTCAGGGACAGGGTTCTCAGTAAATCCAGACTCGGCTGCACCTACAGACCCTGCCTTGCCACGCTCGGCCTTCTCAGCAGCATCCCTCTCCAAGGTTCCTTGCAGAGACTCTCTCTGCCTTTCAGCCTCAACCTTCAAAGAAGGTGGACCCTCATCCCCATATAGGATGTCTACCTTTTCCTGCTCTGTCATCTTATTCCACTTCCTCAGACTATTAGCAGATGTCTTTGCATCCCTCCCTACTTCCAGCCTGGCCTGGGCATCTGACAACTGCTCTGTCAGTAATCTCTTGGTCTCCTTAGCAGCTCTGGAAGCCTTCTTAAGAGAGTCAGTGAACTTCTTCTCAACCTTCTTTATGCTTCTTTTAAGAGATGTTTCAAGCTTAGCTGTCTCAACATCTCTGGCCTTCTTGGCCTTAGTTAGCTCTTCCTTCGCCTCAAATAACTGACCAGCTCTCTTATCTGTCTCTTTCCTTCTGATGAGGTCTTCCAGTCTACTGACCTTCTCCTCAGCCTTAGAGATGGTAGCTCCATGTTTAGCCTTGAGAGCTTCCCTTTTAGGTGACGCATTTTCTGCAAACTCTGATCTCTTGCTTGATGCTGCTTCCCTTTGCAGGGAGACCTCTCCTTGTGCTGATCGGAGTCTTTCATTCTCTACCTCTATCTTGAGTTTAATCTCCTCTACTTGCTTAGAGATCTGCTTAGCTTGACCCCTGTTAAGACCCCCTGCAACTCCAGCCCTTAGAGCTGATTCATGTTCATCCATGTCACGTATAATGATTACAGCATCTGCCTCTGGATGAGCCTTCTTAATAGGTAGCATTTCAGCAGGTAGGTTAGTAACCATCTGATCATGTATGATCTTGTTCTCAGCATCTATCCGTAGGGCGTGGTCAGCCTGATCAGCCTCCCTAGCTGCTCTTGGATTAACACTTCTGGAGAGTGCACCTATGGTTCCACCTATTACAGCACCAGCACCAAATGACATTATTAGATCAGAAGACTCCCATTGAGTGCTGCCACCTAGTAGCATGGAATCGAGAAGAACTGCTTCAGTCCCAGTGGTGAGAGCATACTTGCTCATTCTAGCCAGTGCAGATCCTTTCTGAAGGAATCCTAGGCCACCAGAAGCCAAACTTGCAGCTATTGAGACAGGGTCTAACATGTAGAAAGCTAGAAGTGATGCACCTCCAACCCACCCCCCTTTCGCCATGTCTGACAGTCTCTTCTTATCTTCTGCAATAAACCTATGTCTAGCAGCAAGCTCATCCTTGGAGTTAGAATCCTCAAGGTACTTAGTGTCACTCTTATTGTATATGGACCTGAAGTCTTCAGACATCTTCTCAGTTATAGCAAAGTTATCACTCTTCTCAAACTGTGCAGATCTTCTCTCCCAGATTCTCTTGAGAGCAAATGGTATCATTGCCTCCCTAGCAGCAGCCCCTAGTACATCACCAGTGTCGAAATCATCTACTCTGGGCTTAGCAGACCTTGCCTTGTCCATGCTAGGTATCGGAGAAGCCTGTCGCACGTTAGCATAGTAATCATTTGTTAATGGCATTCATCCTCCTATCCTGTAAAATTATGGTTTCTATCCATCTTCTTAGTCACTGCTTTGGGCTCACCTGCATCCTTCGTTATTATGTTTAGCCAGCCTCCTTTTCCATTCTTCACCTCAAACGCAGGACTGACTGTATTAGTCATAAACTTGTGAGCAAACTTAACATCTACAGAACCCTGAGAGAACTTATACTCTTCTATGATAGGCGCTCCATTTACCTCTACAGCGGCTTGATTATATAGGGACACTCTTCTATTAAGGAGTCCTCTACTGAGTTCTCCAGCAGATCTTATAAAATCTAGGGCTGCTATCATAGCCTCTGTAGTGAAGCCTTTGTTGGCAAGTGCCTTAGCTTTTGGGTTCTTATCAATGGCTCCAGCTCCTCCGTTATACGTGAGGTCGGTCCAGAATACTCTCTCTCCCTCAGTCATATCATCCCACTTAGTAAGTCTCTTCTTGGCACTCTTCCTAGAGTTCTCTTGAGCGGAACGTAACATAGAGTCTGCTTGCTCCCTAGTAGCTCCTTTGCTTATATCAAGTGGAACTCCATCCACTACAGGCCAGTTCTTCTTATCCTTAGAGAACCATTTCTCTGGTACCTTTATACCATACCCAATCTCAAATTTACTCATACTCTTATCTGGACCTCTACCTTCTGCTGACTCAAATGGCATGAACCGATCCCCTGTCTTGCCCTTCACTAACCCTCTCTCTTCGGGGTTCTCCATAGACTTAAGTTGATTGTAATGTGAGGTTACGGCTTGCTGCTCTGACTGACTAGATACAAGAGTACCCCCTTCAAACTTCTTTAGGTCTATATCAAAGGCTGCATCTACAGCAGCCTCATCAGCTCCTTCATCACTCTCTAAGAAGCTTGTAAGCTCAGGTGGATAAACATCAAAGTCATCCTCCAGAATACCTTTCTTGGGTAGTTGTATCTGCTCAAGATCTCCCCTGAACATGAGAGGAACATTATCCTCCCTAGCAACTGCACCCTCAAAAGAGAGATCAATTGGTAATGTGTTAAACGCTGCATCAACCTGCCTCTCAGTGAGATCCTTCTTAGCAAAGGCTTCGTCAACCTGGGCTTCTGTCAAAGGCTTCTGTGCAAATGCTGCATCTACTTCCCCCTCTGTTAGCACAGTAGCTTCAACCTTTGCTGGAGGATCGGTAGGGGCAGTAGTAGGTGGATTAGTGCTTACACTCTCTCTGTTACTAGGTGCAACATTACTAGGCTCTCTAGGTATGAGCCACTTCTCACGGATTGAGTCCATTGATTTCCCGTCTAATCCTACTGTAACACTAACTCCACCTGGCATTATCTACCTCCCTTTAATTTTATTGACTCTGTTATAGCAGCCTCCCTGTCAGCTAACCGCTTCTTACGAGCTTCGTTAACCTGCTTTAGTCTGAAAGCATCCTTAACTTTCTGCTTCTCACGGAGAGGAGCTTCTTTATCAAACCTAGTCTGTGCAGGAGAAGGAGCATGACTGAGACTTTGGGCCACTGCTGCTGCTCTAGCTGACCGTATACGTTCTGCTTCATCCTCTCCTTCCTGCTGCTTATCAGCTACTACCTTAGTAGCAGAAGCATTGTAACGATTAACAAAGTTCTTCATCTCACTCATAGGCTGGGTAGTTGATATAATTGAACCATGGCTAGTAGCCAGCCACATATTCCCACTATCAACATCAGTCTTAAGAAAGACATCATCAGCACTCATACCAAGAGCACTCAACTGTTCATCAAACAGGTCTATCGACTCAAACTTATATCTTCCTATCCCATCATCTAGATGGTCATTGTCAACTCTAGTTAGCTCATGAATCTGATCCTCTGATCCATTCAACCTAGCACCAGATTCAGTAGTCATCCACTTCTTTCCGATCCATGACTTCAAGATAGCCTTAGAGCTGTCAGACCCTGGGTGAGGCTGGAGTCTTACCATCTCCCGTATCTGAGAAAATACATCCTCTCTCTGATTCTCAGGGATATCCTTCACCCACCAGTAGTACTCTGAAGAAGACATTATATCTTCTGTTACCTCATTTATTTCCTTCGCCGAAGTAACGATGTTACGATCTTCATCTCTCTGAGCGTTAGCAACTGCCTCAATATCGTTGAAGAGTAGTTCCTTCTGGTACTGTATCCTTCTTAATATACTAGACTCTCTACTCCCTGCCTTCCTAGCGTAGGTGTCGAAAGCTGTAGGAGACATGTTCTTAATCATTGCCATTGTTGCAGTTGCCTTGTCAGACATCTTCCGTTCTCCAGAACTCTCATCAATCTCAGCAGGAACGTTAGTCCTCGCCAATGATGTAAAGTCTGAGACCCACTGCTTGTACAAAGCATTGGATTGAACAGTCTGGTCAGCAATCATCATAGTCCTAGTAACAGTAGCATTAGACAAGAATTTCTGTTTATCCGGTCCTGACATACCAGTAGTCTGCGACTCAGCATAATCCTCAGAGTTCTTTATCATAAACCCTATAGTACCTTGAACCTCGGAGTCCTTATAACTAGCCAGGCTAGTCGTATTAGGATCAGTGAGACCATCTACTATCTTACCCTGTCTCCAAGCAGTAGCGTCAGAAGTATCCATGTCCCTCATCAACTTACCGAACTGGGCAGCAGACATGAACTTATTCCCAGTCTCTGCATTCTTTGCATCTACAAAGAGCTTGACTTCATCCCTTGTCATACTCGACGGGTTCCCATTTAGTCCTAACGCCCTTCCTTCAAGATCCTGTCTCTGCACTTCATACTCAATAGCATTGTTAGCTTGGAGCTGATTGAAGTTATCCTTCTCTACCTTCTGGATCTTACCACTACGTGTATACAAGGAGGTCTTCCTATCTCCCGTGTAAGCCTTAGCAAGTTCAACAAGTGATGGATCTTTCGACAAGATGATAGCATTCTCTAGAGCTTCATCCTTCTGGGAAGACGTGAGCTTGAGGGACTCCAACATTCCGTTAGTAACATTTAGCATGTCCTTTGGATCAGCACTCTGTAAGCCACCATCTCTTGCAGCATTAACAAACACGTCCGTAGCAGAGTTAATCCTACCCTCAATCTCAAATCCAACCTTAGCTGCTGCTCTCTTCAGTCCTACCTGTGGCATTGCCTCCCTCATAGAGACTGCTGCAAGCTTCTGTAGTTCTATACCTTTTACATAAGTTGGATAGTTCAGCATGAGGAAATCATCCTGCTGTCTGTACTCTTCCCTTATAGCTTCCCTAAACTCCTCATCATTTATATTCTGTGAAGCCAGCTCATTTAGCCTAGAGGTAGCTCCCATCGTCTGTCCTTTAATAGCAACAGCTACATGAGCCTTATATCCCGCGTTAGTAGCATCATCAGTGGGATTGTATCCCTCCATAGCTAGTGCAGTCTGTACAGCAACATCGGCCTCTACCTTCTTGGCAGTCTTCTTTATAAACTCATCACCAGCTATCCCAGCAAATCCTATCAGAGCATTTGCTATCTCTGTCCCACTCGGTCCCTCCTGAACGGGTGGTCTAAATTGACCCACCCTAGATGCTAAGTCAGGTGAAGAGTTTGCTCTTCCTACTTTTGGCCCCAAGGTAAAGGGGTTTCTCTCATCTGCCATACACTCCTCCTTTTGTTATACTCCTCCCTGACCTCCAGGGCTGCTAGTCCTTGATCCGAAGCCTACGTTGCCTGTGAAGTTAATCTTCCCTGTTGTCTTACCTGTGGTAGATCCAGGGATAGCTTGCTGTGCAGACTTATATGCTCCTGCGACTCTTCCAGCGAGGGGAGAGACAGTATTGAAAGTGCTTAATCCAGTCTGAATAGCTGAGAAGAAAGCTGGCTTCTTGATTGCTACCTTCTTCCTGCTCTGAGTATTAGCTTGAATCCTCTCAGCAGTGTTAACTACATCATCCAGTTGAGAGTCCCTGGTCTGTGTTATGTCAGCCATCCTACCACCGAACCCTGTCTTGATATCCTGTAATGCTATATTCACTGAGTTACCATAAGTGCCTGTCACTGCTGCTTGAAGTCCAACCTGACTACGTGCCTCCAGCAACTGCCTCTGTGCTTCAAGGGAGCTAGCATGTGACTCATATATAATATCCTTCTCAGCAGAATCTAGCTCCTTATATTGCCTCATAGCATCAGCATGTAATCTCTCATTATACTCATTAGCAGCTTTCTTCTCTGCCCTATTCTGCTGAGTAGTCTGAACGAATGCCACTGCTGCTGACATAGCAGCAATAGCAGTAGATGCAGCAGTAGCCATCTGTACCGCAGTCATGGCTGCAAGTGTTACTCCCATATTATAGTCTCCTTCCTCTACGCGAGAGTGTTCCATCAAACGAGAAGTCCCTTACACGTAATGGTAAGTAACTGTCTGTAGTAAATGTTAAATCGTATCTATCTGACTTCTGCTTTATAGGTATCTTATAGACACCCTCTGATAAAGGAGCAAACCCTACTATATTATTAGCTGCGCCGAATCTCCTATGGTTATAATCTACACTTCTCACACTACCACTAGCATTAGTAACTATTGCTGTAAGCTCACCAGCAGTTTCGTAGTTCATATAGAAAGCCTTGATGGTAAGCCTATCAAGATTCATAGCTTGCCCATTTTGGTCTAGTGGCACTGGGTTGGTAGGTGTGTAGGTCTGTTGGAATGTAACACCCACCTCCGTGACTGCTGTAGGTTGATCACTCATGTCATCTTCAGTTACTAAAAGAGCACCGTCTCGCTCCAGCAGAAGAGCAAGACCTACATCACTCGCATATCCAGTTGTTAAGATAGCCCTAAGATCAGCTATATCAACACTTGGCAACGGATCAGTAGCTTCCCACCTCTCATTTATTGTAGAGTAGGTGAACGTGAGTCCTCTCTTCCTGTCCAGCCCTATATGAAAGCCTGTATCATCATTAGGTGAGTCACCCATATCCAGAACCTCTATTGAGACCTCACTACCATGTAACATCACTAAGTATAGCTTCTCTTCATTAAACTCGAAGTGCAGGATGTTTGATCCAGCAGGGAATATAAACCTGCCCCAAGCGCTCTGTACCTTCTCAGCCCCCTGCCACAGCCAATCATATAGATAGAGTACGTTATCATCATTGGTGGTCTTGACAGCTAATATGTTGAGGCTTGTTGATGCTTTCATCATGGAGGGCTGTCCAATCAAGTACTTCTTTACATGATCAGTTATTGGCCTGGCCTTCTTAGTATCAGTAACAGAGTCAGTGAAGAACTCACGTATCCCTGTAAAGTTTCCGTACTTGAATGCGAACATGATAGCATCACCTGTAGCAACAGGATCAACTAGCATCTCAGTCTCAAAGGATGTAACCTGTCTGAGTGTAGCTGTTGTCTTAGTCAATGGTTTGCTTCCATCCATTAGGAACTGTCCGCTCTTGCTGAAGAATACTAAGTCTCCATCAAAGGCAATATGCGACTCTAAGAAGTTGACCTGAGGTACATCAGCAAACACATCAATAGGGTCTGTGTCCAAGCTGGCCTGTGCTGTTGATCTGTAGAAGTCAAAGAATTTATCAGACCTGCTCATAATAACTGACTCTCCAGATGTAAAGAGGATACGGTTCTGCATCATTCCTATTGAGGTAATGGTAGAATCAATAAATGTAGGCTGTGGATTAGTATCATTACTACCTACCTTTCTATCCTCCCACTCTCCCTCCCTGAGTGTGAATGTAGCCACCCCTAGTCCATCAATACTTTCCCTTACTAGAACGTGTGGCATAGTTGACTTATCCGGGCCGACAGAGATCCCAGGAGCTATAGCCTCTCTCCAAGTGATATGGTCAGCATCAGTGTTCACTGCTTTAAGCCAGAAGTTATTTGAGTTCTCATCATTCGCCCCTGGAGGATCAATCTCTATAAGGAAGCCCTCTGGTGCTACCCCAGGAAGTAATGCTGTATCCTCTAGCTTCCCTTGGATACCAACAGCATTCTCCCCATCCACATAATCGCTGACTGATATAGTGAAAGCAGCAGAGTCAACTCTACTTATAACTATGGTGTTCTCTACTTGCTCAAAGTTGTAAGTCCCTGATACATCTCCTGTGGGGGATTCCCATGCGCCTCCATCATCACTTGCTGTATTCCCTCCTAATGCTAGGACTAAAACCTCACAAACCCTATTAGGTATAGTCCCCTTGATATCTGTAGGATTATCACCATTACGTGTTTTGAATTTAGCCACCTCTACCCCATCAAGAGTAATACTCTGGGTCTGAGCGTAGTCTATGAACTGACAGTAGAAGAGAGCCTCTTCAGAAATGGCTGTAGTATTAGTGGTAGAAGCTTCAACAACAATCTCTCTGTTAACAAAGAATGTAAAATCTCCTATAGTTATTGCTCGAAGATCTGAGAGAGGTTGAGCACTTGCAAGGTAAGCAGCTTCAGAGTTATCCTGCACGTTGACGATGTGCTCTTGCCCATCTGGACTCCACACTCTAGTCTTTCCTGTTGTTGCTTCTATGGAGATGAAGTACTCCTCACTTACCCCTCTCTCATAATGATACCACATGCTGGTCGTGGAGGCCAGTGCAGTGGTAAGATCTGCTGTCAGATCAGTCCCTGGCCTAGTGATCAGCCCTTGAACAACGTCTGGTCTTAAGTTGTCTGATGTGGTGCACTGACCTGGTAACCTAGTCTTCTCTGGTTGCTGAGATACACCCTGTATGGGTCTACCTTGATTTGATGTTACGTATGAAGTGCCCATATATCTCCTTTATATAATCCAAGAGTCTCGCTTAGGGTATCCATATACAGCAGAGTTAGCATTGGCCCCTGAGACTCTTGATAGAAACCCTGATATAGATGCGTTATCTCTAAAGCTGTTCCTTCGCTTATTTCTTGAGTCTTCTCTAAGAAGGGCTATGTTTGCAGACTTTTCATCTCTGGATTGGAATGTCCATCTGTCTTTATCAACTTCACTATCCTGAGCGAACAATCTTCTAGATGTGAATGTAACTGCTGATCTGAATACAGGTGGAAGATCATTCCATTGCAGTTCAGTTATGAATGTGAACTCTACATAGATAATATCATTAGCACCTGAAATAGCTCTCTCTCTCAAGTCATTAGTGTGGTTGACTGTATCATAAATGTACTGGCCTCTGATTACAAGACCTTGGCCCCAAGAATCTCCAGTCGGAACTATAGAGATTGCTGATGGAGGCACAGATATAAACCCAGTTATAGAGTCAGGAGTTAACTTCCAGTTACCCTCTTTGTTAAACCACCATCCTCTTGATTGCAGACTATGTGCTACCTCATCAATAGTATTAGATGCTGTTGAGGCATCTAGGTCATCATCATCCTCTGTTACTACAGGTGCTATGCCTATCCCTCTTAAGCAAGAGTTGATAGCGTCTATTTTAGTACGGCCCATTCTTACCTCCTTATCAAAAAGAACCCCCCCACCATTCAATAGGTAGGAGGGTTCTGATAGTTCAATGTCTCACGTGTGAGACTAATTCAACCTCATCAGGCGTATACTTTAGTAGCGGTAGACTTGCCCTTAGCCTTAGCGAGGACAGCAGCATTATCAGCAACAGCCGTTGAACCAACAACAGCAAGGTTGTCAAAGCGATCTGGAATAGCACCTTCAGATAGCCAAGAGTCAATGAAGAATGTCTTGGACTTCTTATCAAAGAAGATATCACCCTGCAACGTGATGGTACGACCAGTAAGCAGACCATCACTAGCATAAATGAGAGCATTAGCTGCTTGCATATCAGCGGTGACATCATAACGATTACCGTTGTTAGCATTAGATAGTAAATGATGAGTCGCTCCAAAGTGTGGATTGAGCTTCATCTGAGTGAACTCAGCAGAACCCATGATAGGAATATTCCATCCTTTCAATCGACCACGAAGTACAGCCATGCTAGTATCAACCATAGAGTCTCCACCCTGAACATCACCAATGAACTTGTAGTCATTGAGGATACCGAACTCAGAGATAGGAACAATGATCTTCATCTGGCCAACAGGTACACGTTGGATGATCAGGCCCATCAGAGCAATCTCAATTGCAGACATAAGCTGGTAAGGATCAGCAGCTTGAGTGTCATCATTCTTCAGCTCTACATTGATTGCAACACCCTGTCCAGAGACACGTGACACACCACCTGTAATAGTATTGGCATAAGGATCATATGCTCCACCAGTGAGCGCACCAGCAGCAACCTGCTGAATCACCATCTGATCTTCCATGATATTGAGCTTACCTACCTGATTCTTTGCAAGCTTGGTCATTACTTCAAAGTCATTCTGGATATCGTGGAGAGTATGGACAGAGTTACGTCCAAGCACGATGGTATCAATAAGTAGTGCGTTCTTGTTCATCTCAGTTGCAGTAGCATCTGGATCTTGCCCTGGAGTGAGAGTTTGCAGGGTAGTATCACCAATGGACTTATTAGATACCATGTTGGTTCCTACTACGTTCTGAACCATGAAATCAGAGAGAAGACTCTCACCCTTCAGGTATTCTTGATGGACTACTCCAATGAACTTCTCAATGAGGAGTGTATCTACCTCGGTGTTATTGGCGACTGCCGGATTAGTTAGAATATTATCAGCCATGTATCCTCCTTGTCTTAATTATTAAGTATAAATCGTCTTCACTCTTCTATGATGCAACCTAATTATTTTATTAGGCTAGGGCTAGATTCCCTTGTTGATTCCAGCCTGTCTGAGCTTATCATACTTCGCAGGATCTTTATGGTACTCCCCAGTTGGGAACAAGGCAAGATACTCAGCTTTGGTAAGGGCAGTTATCACGTCACCCTTTCCATTATCTCCCTCTTCTAAGTCTAGTACTACTGAATCAGCAGAGAGGACAGGCTTACCAGCTACCTCAAACTTAGCATACATATCTTTAATCATCAACTGTTGCATCCGCATAGAGCCATGCTCCATAACGTTATTAAATTCCTCTACCTCATCAGGTGGTAGATTGCGCTGAGCATAATCCGCCATATCGTCCCAACGATCCTCACCACCCATCACCTCTAGGGTAGCATCCCATGCTTTCTGAGAAGCTGCTGTGAACTCCTCTACCTGAGATTTATGAGCAGACAATGTATTATCATTCTGTGCTTTAATTCCAGCAAGATATGAATCTACTTGCCACTTCCCAAACTTATCATAAAGGCTATCTTTTGTCTCATCAGATAGTGAGAAGTCCTCTGAGGCATATAGCTCGGAAGCAACAGCGGATATATCAATTCCTGCTTCTCCTGCCAAATTAGCTAGGTCTGCTGGTATTGTGACAGTACCCTCAAAGTCACCAAGCTTTACTGAATCTTGAATAACATCTTCAGTTACAGCAACCCACTCACCTTCTGCTGGCTCTACTGGAATAACTGGCTCTGTAGGTTCTACTGGAATAACTGGCTCTATTGGATCTATTACAATCTCTTCACTCATTGTGCTCCTCCTTGTCCCATACCTTGTTTAAGTAGCTCAGGTGCAGCCTTGACAGTAGCTTCCTGCATTGCAGCATCTTGAGATGCTTTGGCTTCTCCAGCTAATACTTCTTTATACTCATCTTCAGTCATGACCCATGGTGACTCCATAGACAAGGCAGCAGCAATCTCCCTTGAGTAGATGTCGAACTTAGTCCTCTTCTGTACAGGCTCAGGCCAAGTGAGAGGAAGTTGCATCATCTCTGTATAAGTTCTGATCTTATCCAGATCTCCTGATCTTCCGAACGCTGCTAGCCCTGTTATAATATCAGGATTGACAGAACCAACTAAAGGGAATTTTATCTTCCTCAAGTACATATTAGCTAGTGGCTTCTGCATGGTCTCTGCAAGTAGCCCATAGACTCCACCTAATGAGACCTCTAGCTCCTGTGCATCTATCCTGAGTTCGACTGTAGTTCATTAATATTATCGTAGGTTCGTTATTCCTACACTGCATGTTACCATGCAGATTAGACTATATCTTGCCCGCAATAGGCCTACTTGTTTCGAGCCACTTAGCTCTACTTCCTTTCGGAATAGTCGTTACACACCAACATTAAACTAACTTTGAAGTGATGTGACTCCAGTTCTTCCCTTGCCTAACTGACTTTATAGCGCCCACAGACACAGGGAGTTTTAGTTTATCCCTTATCTGTCTAGCTGTTAAAGTAGAATGTCTAAGACTCCATATGGAGATGACATCAGTCTCTGTCAAGAGACTTATAGGGTTCTTTTCCCCCTTGTTAGTCTTTAATCCAGTATCATAAGCATGTTGTACATTTTGCTTACTGGTACACCACTCCAGATTTGAAGCTGTGTTTATGTACCTCTCTCCTTTAATATGATTTACCTGTGGGAGATTAAGTGGATTAGGGATGAAGTGTTCAGCAACTAGAAGATGAAGCGGATAGAATTTATCAAGATGTACTTTGACATATCTATTCTTTTTCGTAATTGTTGTACCCTTCAAGGTAACACCTGTTGTCTCATTAACTACGACACCAAGTGTATCTATACTGTATTCACATTTTAAATCTTTGTTTAGTCTTATCTTTCTGTAGAGCATTTAAGTCTCCTTAGTTAAAGATTAGTTGTTGCTAGGTATTGTCCCATAGGGAGTTTCACCTAATTAAAGTAGTTTATAGAGGGCAACTTTGTCTACCCTCTCGGCATCACGTCTAGCAGCGGAGTTCAGCAAGAATGCTTGACCAATCCTCTTCTCATACTCCTTGAGTACTTCTACTATAGGTGTAAAGTCCCCCAATCTCTCAAGCTGTAAGATCCCTACATCATCCATATTACCAAATATCCACTCCCCTGATGGTGCCGTGGAAATCTCATCTATGTCTGTCTCAGACCCTGGCTTGATTAGGTACTTGATGTCAGCCATCATTGCCATGCCTTTGACTAGGGCTTCAGATAGGAACTCAACTACATAAAAGTCACCTGCATAATCCTCTACGTGACCTCTACCATAATCCTCTCCACTAGCACTATTCCACCTGAGAGGTATCCAAGGCAGTTCCCCTTCAGGCACATCGAGAGGCTCTTTTATCACGATACCCTCTACAGCTTGAGTGACAGTGAAGGTCTCATGATCCTGCCTAACTACCCAAGTGTATATTGTTATGATAGCATTCTCGTCAGGTGCCTTGTCTCCTTTAATTATTTTGATACCTTCGATGATATCGGGAGAGAGAGCAGAGAATGCTTTCTTCTGAGTTATGATAAGTTCAAGTAGGTTACCACTGAGGTCTCTCTGAAGTACATATCTGTCCAGCTTGATAGCCTGTAGCTTACCACCTTCTGGCAGTGCCATTAGAATATTACCTGAGATGATAAGGCTCTTCATTGCTTCTGTATATGCTACACGTGCAGCTATAGTCTCTGTATACGTCATTGCTTGCTTCTCTGCCTTAACTAAAAGCTCAGACAGCTTTGTTGCATCATGCCCTTCCTTCTTTAGAGAAGCTTTTGCTAATTCATTAAACTCTAATTTGAAGAAGGATCTTCCTACTGGAAACATATTAATGACAAGCTTGTTACTTAAGTGATTTACTGCCTGTGCTCCGATTGACTGGAACCCATGCTGGTTAGCTCCAGCTCCTCTAGTAGTCCCATCATTATCAGGATACATAGAGGGAAGAGTGAACCTAGAGTACTCCCTTGCTTGATCTAAGAATACATTTCTATCTGATACCAAGGTCGAGTTCCTTGACTCCACATCAGATGGCGATCCTTTGGGCCTCCTTACTGCAACAGTGCGGTGCTCAGCCATGTTATACTTTTACTCCACTGGATACCTTGCTACCAGTAGGCTTGATCAAAGCTCTCTTCCCCTGAGTTCTGATATTAGTGCCATCATCTATGTCATCTGTACCCAACTCAATGTCCTCTGGTTCCACATCTACTTTACGCTCTGGCTTATCTGCTGGCGCAGTTGGTGTCTTAGGTGTTGAAAATCCCATATTACCTCCTTACTTTATAAAAGTTTTGTCCACCATCAGAATATCCAAGGTGTCCGTATAATGCCTTAGCTGCTTTATTCTTATGTATCCCAGAGCTGGCACCTGTAAGGATTACACTAGCTCCGTTAGCCTCTGCCCAATCCTCGAAAGCTTCTACTAATCCTTTAGCAGTCACTAAGTCTCTGTGATCTTTATGAACATACAGCACTACGTCATGCGCTATCTTGTCAGATGACCAAGTAGGAGCAGACACGATACCCCACATAAACCCTACTATCTCTGTCCCTTCATATGCCATAAAGATCTGCTGGTCAGGGTCAGCTATTGCTATAGCCATGTTGCTGCATAACGTGACTGGATCAAAGGATAATGGACTCCACTGAGTTGCCTCCTCTGCGTACTCTTTTGCTAGGGTAAGGCACCTTATAATATCCAGCTCTACTATCCCTCTGATCTTAACCATCAGTATCCACCTCTTGAGATGCAAGCCTTGATCTGCTTACGTATCCGCTTGACTGTGTTCTCACTAACATACTCTGCATGAGAAGCTGAGATAGGTAGATCCTTCTCCTTAAGGATCACTTCCAAGCACTCTATTACATCAGGTGCAAAGTACACTGGCTTTGTCTTTTTGTTATTCTCTTGTGGTCTCATCAACATCCTCCATAACTGCCTTAAGGCTATCAACATCTATCCCTAGCTCATATGCTCTAAGCTTGACTGCATCATTAGGAACGATTCCATTACGGTAGTTAGTCATTAGTATATCAACTATGTTTACTGCTTCTAAATCATCATCATGCAAGTTACTCGTTTTCATAGGAACCTCCTACAGTTAGCCTACACTGCAAGAGCCTCCATAATCCAACAGGTGACTTGTAGTATCAGTATAGACGCTAGTATTATTTTTATATGTTTATCATCAAAAGGATCAGGCAACATCAGAAGCCCCCTTGTCAAATCTAAGTTCACCTACTTTGGGCAGCCTGAGCTTGCCCTTGCTGCTCTCTTGCAGTGCGTACACTTGGAAGATCTTTCCTACTGGCCCAAGGGTCTTGTAGTACCCATCTTCTAGTAGGAAGTCTTCATGAGACATGACAAAGTTATCCCACATCTCCTCTGCATCAGCATGAGTCCAGCCCTTACCTAGCATACACTTGATCTCCTTCCCATCCTTCCACTCAAAGAAGAGGTTAGCTACTAGACCCTTGTACTTTCCGGTACCCTCTTCAGCACCTACGCACAGGAGATCGTAGTCTACACCCTTAACCTTCTTCCACATCCTCCAGCCCTTGTGTCCAGCTACCCATGCCTCATCAGGCTTTAAGACAGTCCCCTCCTGGTTAGCATTTACACACACCTTGAAGTAATGATCTATCTCATCCTCATCATAGAGTAGTGTCCCTACCAGTACTTCATACTGCTTGGGTAGAACATCAATAAGCTCAAGGAGTCGCTCCTCATAGTCAGACTCAGATTCACCCTTGATGAAGTCATCAATCCCAAGGTAGTCATGAAAGGACAAGTACGTGTGCTGCATAAGTAAAGTCTGCTCTTCACTGAGGGGCTTCACCCTATTAGGGTTTACCATACCAGAAAGAGTTTCCAGAGAGCAGTGATCGTTACAAAGCTCAGCTAGGTATATGCCAGATGCTGCTGAAGATGTCCAGAATAATCTAACTATCTCTCCAAGATTAGTAAACTTCATACCAGTTCTTGAGAATAGGTTGCAGTATTCGTTAGTACTGCCTAGATTATCCTTAAGCACGACATGGCAGTACACTCCATCTTTCTTAATCTGCCCACGTACAGGCCAGCTCTTCCTTGATTCAGGAACTTCATCCATGTTCCTAACCTTCATGGTAGTCTTCTCTTTTATTCTGTGGTTGGCTGGGAGGCCAAGGAACTCGAATATATTCATATCAGTTATCTCCCTATCTATCTATTATTATATCCTAGATCAATCTGCCTGATACGCTCTTGACAGATGTGAATCATCTTCTCATAATCTAATCGTCTGCTATCCCCTTCCTTAGTACGCAGCACTCTCTTGACAATATCAGCATCCCAAGGATTCAGCTCGTACTCCAGCCAGATCTGCCAAGGCTGTATGTCATGCTTAGCGTAATTAGATGTGCCCACATTATGTGATCTTACATCATCTTTGAGTGCAGGGATGACAGCTTCTGATCCTGTCTCTAATCTACGTAGACAACCATCACACGCAGAATCATTATTATCATCAATGAGTAGGTAGCATCTATCTCTATCTATATTATAAATTGAGTGGCAGAGATTGTATCTCTTAGGTTGCTTATTCATGTCATCACCGTTTCGGAATGAACTTCATCTCATCATGAGCATACACAATCCCACATCCCAAGGACACAGGAACTTTAAAGAACAACTTAGCATATCTAGCATTGTACTTCTCTGAGTCCATAAGGCAACCGACATTCATTGCTGCCATCTTATACCTAGCTTTAGGTATGTCGAATACAGCAGCATGTGCGTGAGTGTGGCCTTGCACATAAGAAGACCCTAGCTTGATAGCAGTGTTCTTAGCACCGTACATCCCATTAGACCCCAGACCATGCTCATATATCACCTCATCAATATCCCATCTCTCTGACCACTCCCAAGCATCCGGCAGATCGTACACTGCATTGAGTGACTTGAGAAAGAAATCAGGTGGGAGTCCCATAGCCCTAGCAACTCGCATAGGTAGATCATCATGATTACCTCTACAGATTTTAGCTTTTGGGAAAGCCTTCACCCACCTAGCTAGCTCCTCCTTTGCTAGAATACCCTCCTCTATGGGATTGAGAGCATCGACTTCATTCTGATGAAACCCTATGTAGTGATGATCAACTATGTCACCAATGAAGATTACATCCGTCACCTTCTGTTCTGAGAAAGTATCCCTAATAAATGGTAACGCATCCTCTAAGTGTCCAGGTATTTGTAAGTCTGGGATAACTCCCACAATCTTTTGCATTAACTCTCCTTTCTCTTAGCAGCAGCTTTCCTCCTCCGCTTCTTATTTAAAGCTAGTGTCTTTTCATTAGCTGTCTTATGATCCCAGTATATCCACTCCGTCTGGGGTGTGCTGTGCAGTTCCCAGAATGCTACTAAGTTCTTTGCATACTTAATGAGAGCAGCCTTGGTGCCTACACTACCCCACGTACTGAATACTCGTAGTACCTTTCCCTCTAGGCCATTACACCTACGGTGAACAGCAGCTCTTACTATCCCTGTCTTATGATCGTGGTCAACCACAATGTTAATAGGTGCAGTACCTAAGAGAGTCCTCCCGCAGATAGGGCATATAGCCCTCTGCCTGTGTATAAGCTCATCCCTTACAGTGGATAGCTCTGTTCGTTTGAACTTGGTACGCTCCATAAGTCATCCTCACTTGTCTGCATCCAGGCTAGTCGTCCCTGCTCAGTCAGTCTCTCCAACCAGGAATCCCCATACACGTTCTCATATGCTTGTCTCACACGAGAGACTAGTTCCTGCTCTGAGTCTGCACCATCTAGCATGGCGAATGCTTTAGTCATACCAACGTCTGGCAGACCTGAATAGTTATCTACTGTATCTCCTGTTATGATCTGACTATAGAAGAACATCAGTCCAGTACCAGAGAGCTTATGCATGTAACTGCTTGGCTTCATTCCTACCTTAACACGCTTGAACTTACCTTTGTCTTTCTGTGCTCCACGTGTATAAGTATCTTGTGGACCGGACATATCATGCCACACATAATCCATCTCCCACCTATGCTTTGGGGATCTTATTTCATCCTTAGTCTTTAAGGTGAGCTTACCACCATACATCATGGGAACTTTGCAGTGCTTTAGGTTTACAGGCTTGCCACCGAAGCAAGGCCAGTACTCATAGTCTGTAACTTGCTTCTCTCTATATTCTGGGTCAAGAGATCCTAAAGGTGTAGCCCAGAAGAGATCCTTATCAGGTGGACAATGCCAAGTAGGTATCATCCTAAGATCTTTATCCTTAGATACTATAACAAAATTTGACATCTTCTTATGCCAAGCTGACCAGAGTTCCCCACCTTCATCTAGGAAGATCTTAATCCTCCTCCATGCTTCGATAGAAATATCATCATCAGCCTCTCTTCCTGTAGACAGGTGTGCTGAGTGGTGGGAGAGTAGCCAGTTCCTGATCTCCTGAAAGTAAGGAGGCTTCTCCTCTATTCGCTGCCCCTTGTAAGTCTTAGTCTCAGCTATAGCTTCTCTGAAGTTAGCCTCAAATGGTTGATCTTCACGTATCCCACCTCTCTCATAGTCTAGCTTACTACTAGTCATGAACAGCATTGCACTATCACATCCAGCATTGTTGACCCACTTGTTCAGCAGGAAGCTAGCATGTTCTTTCTTTGACTGCCAGGATCTGTGCTCATTGAAGCTACCAGAACGCTTAGCAGCTAGGTACTCTGTCATATCTGAGGTGTAACCAACAACATAAGCTATTGCATCAGCATCAACTAGAGCTGTCCTTCTTCCTTCAGTGGGCCAGAGAAAGATGTTACTCTCTCCAGCCACATCCTTGCTGTCACATCCGAAATCAAAGTCACTCATTTTTACCCCACGATACCTTTGGCCCAAGTGATATAGTGTACCCGTACAGTACCAATAGGGTGAACGTGTCCTCCTCTTCAAATGGAGGTAATGTAATATAAGTCTCCCTCCTATCACATGCCTCTCTTATCAACCTATCTATCATTATTTGCTCTGACTCTCGGTAGGAGATAGTCCTAGCCTCCTCTGCACTAATCACTTTCTACCCCATGAGATCTTGTACAGCTCTGTTGTCTCATTGTACTGGACGTTATATCCATACGTCATCAGGACATTAAGGACAGACTTAGGAACATTAGCCTTCGTCTGTATGATGCAGTCACTACTAGGTGCCATAACCCTTATCTCTTCCTCTACAAGCTCTAGTGGAGTTGGCTCTCTCATCCCCCTAGCTTCCTCTGCACTAATCATCTTCATCCTCCTCATACCCACAGTAGACTGGTTCATCATCAGGTGTATGATACCTGTAGTCTTCCCACTCTGCATACTCACAGCGTAGGACCTCTCTATATCCATCACCTTCCATCATACCACCACATTTCTTGCATGACATCGCTATCTCCTTGTCAAAAAGAACCCACCCCAAAGTGCCGATCACTAGGCTATGGGTGGGTTCTCAAGTAAGCTACTAAGCAAGGCATACCAACCTTAATATCTGGGATTGTTTGTCGTCAGACGGTCGCCACCAGTTTCACTTAATAGTTTACTAATTACGTTGGTTGATAGGTACGAACTCCTCATCTGTATCTTCATCAGACTCTTCAACCATGGCAAGCTTAGCTTCAAAGGTAATGAACTCACGGATGATACGAGTCTTGGCAGAAGCATTCTTGCCTTCGAGTCCAGCGTCCTTACAGAAAGCATCACAACGATCAGCAATCTCTTCTTCATGCTCAGCCATGACAGCAGCAGTTTCAGCAGATGCTTTGTCATCATACAGAACTACCTTTCCGTCAACGAGTACACCAAACTTATCAAATACAGCAATCACTTTAGAGTTATCAGCCATTTTAAATCTCCTTAAATATTAATTGAATTGTTCTCTAACTCCACACCGGAGTAGTTAAATTACTACAAGTCTTTCTTTCTATGATGCAACCTAATTATAAACTAGAGCACTTAAATTCAGACAGAGCCTGTTCAGCTTCAAACTTATCTACACCAGCAGCATTGAGTCTCGCCAATGAGTCCTGTAGTATCACTTCCTGAACTTCAATTTGATACGCCTTCTGAGATATCAAAACCTCTAGATTAGTGGATACCTTATCATTGGCCACATCTACCTTCTTATTGAATCGCTCTTGCAGCACCTCTTGCTCTTTATCAAGCTTATCCCTACTCTTACACATAGCTGCATTAATAGCCTCCAGATCCTTCTTTGGTTGAAAGAAGAGGCAGGTGAGGGCGAGCAACGAAACGCGTTTGATCTTTAAGTCTTTAACATTCATCATTTTCTCCATAAGTGTGGAAGTTTATATTACTTAGTAGTTTTGATTCTCATCCATATCAGTCTTAACTTCTTCTTGAGCCTGAGAGTCTGCTTCCTCATCCTGCTTTTTCTGGTCCTCTGTCTTTTCAGACATCTTAGCAAACTCAGGGTTCTCCTTGCGGATAGCTGCTACAATACCCTCAGCTTTAGATCCGGCGTAATTCTCTCCCTTCAGTAAGATGTTGGCCACCTCAAGGATGGGGTTAAGCTCCATGATTGCATCCTCAGTCAGATCATCAAAGCGTACATGACCAGCACCACCCTCAGTGAGTGGCTCTACCATAGCAGCAAACTTTTTAGTCATGCCAGTTACACCACCAAAGTTAACGTACTTAGGTGTACCATCATCATTGACCTTCTTGCTTGGCACTACTTCCACCATGCAAGGTGTATCAATAAGCTCATCGAAACCATTAGCAGCTCCCTTTGGATCAAGAGCTTTCAGGAACTTGGTCATGAAAGTACGGTCTCCCTTCTTAACAGGGAATGCTTTGGTAATAAAGAGAGGTGTAGTACCGTCGTCTTCAAAGTCTTCCTCACCTTTCAGCTCAAACACCGCTACCACTTCAGGTGCTGGAGACTTCTGCTTACCCTGAAAGAGTTCTCTGAACATACCAAGGTGGATGAGTGATCTCAGTCTAGCCTCGTGTGGGCCTACTTCAGCTTGCTTGAATGTACCACCAGCCTCTACTGGCTCTGCACCATAATCGAATGAGCTACTATTGTCATCAGACATTATTCTTCTCCTAGTTGTTATCCTTACAGCACTATAGGCTAATGCGGATAAGGGATAAGGGATATTATTGTTGACGTTCTTAATTTTCTTTTCTTTCTATGATGCAACCTTATTATAAGGCCGAAGACCAGACCATATAGCATCCCATGCTAAGTCAGTTACACTATCCTTCTTAAACTTCTCGGAGTAATAGCATGACTGATAAGATGAACTACCTCCAGCTCTCACACCTGAGTAGACAGCATAGGCTCTCCCCTTATTAGTCCCAGCATCCAGCATGGTCTCAAGAAAAATCTCATCGCACTCTTGTCTACTGAATCCCCATATACAATCCTTGCTATACAGGAAATCATGTAGCACCGCTGCCTCTGCTGTCTTTCCTGACATAGGTGGACAGAGAGACCAGAGTAGTCTGATGTTGCTGGCTCCATCTGTGATAAACCCTTTGGGTACCGTGTATATAACCCCAAGTTTATCCAGGTAGGACATATCAGCATCTAATATCCAGAGCTTCGGCCCTATCTTTGTTGTCTTTAATAGTGTTATTGCTTTCATTATTCCTCCTCTAAATCCTCAGAGTCCCTAACATCATTGTACCTCACCTTATTGAAATGTTATGTAGTTCTTCGACAATTGCTAACACATCCTCAGCCTTAACCTGAAAGTCTTCATCAGAGTATGCTGTCGATTTAGATGGGAGATCTCTGTCCGAGTTAGCAGCCTTCATCCCCTCTACCTCTATTTGGATAGCAACCACTCTGGCAGTAAGTGATGCTATCTGACCTGCTTCAAATACACTCATCATTAGTTCTCCTCCTAGTGGGTCTCAGTCCAACTAAGCCCAATTTTATACTCTCCTGCTGTTGGACATAGCAATCTTAGCTCCTCGCCAGCCCATGTTATAGAGTCACAGTATAGCTGTCCTAGTGGATGATACCTACGCTGGATGATCCAAGCATCTTCTCTCTTCTCAATCACAGTTGGTGCAGACCACATCCTTCCTTCACTATCCCTGTGTTCTCTCTTCTCATCTAACTTCCATGCTTCCTTTGTAGGTTTGATATGATACTCATATGACAGCACCTCACTCTCTGGGACTTCCATCTGTGCCTCATCATGCTGATGAGCTACCATCCTAAAATCTGCTGCACGTTCTATTAGCCCTTGCTCCACTGCCATATCTTCTGCTCTAACGTGTGCATGTTTCATGACAAGAGATCCTGTCATCTGTAGCAGTACATTAAGAGCTGTATGAATGGATAAGGTCTTGCCCTTGCTACGGATACGTCCACGCCTACCATCTACAGCAAGCATGTACCCGAACTTCTTACCAGCAGCTTGCACTCCTTCAATCAGAGTAGCCAGCTTAGGTAGCTGCTCCTTGAATAACTCTACAGCATCAGCCATGTCCTGCATCTTCAGTCCTAGCTGCCTTGCAAGGTTCTTAATACCAGAGCCATACAGGAATGAATACACAAATACCTTGGCAATGTCACGGCTAGTAAGTCCAGCCTTCTCTTGATTGTAGGTGTGAATATCACCATTAAGTATGATGTCTGTATACTCTGGATCATTCATGAAGTGAGCAAGCATCCTCAGTTCCAGACCTGCTCCATCACACCCAAGCAACATCATCCCTGGACCAGCTATGAAACATCTCCTCATCTGAGTCCCATACAGTCCACGAGCTGGGATGTTGACTACTATCTTATGTCTCATGCGATGGGTGTTGGTTGCACAAGCAAAGGCGTGTGCTGGTACTCTCCAGTGACCTGATGTAGGCCACACTCCATTTAGTTCGTAGTATTCTTGAGCAGTGATGCTGCCGTGAGTAGCTCCAGCTCCCCAAAGTCTAGATTTAGGCAGGAGTCCACGGCATTCGTTATTCTTGCTAGCTTGTCTAGGCCATCTCTTGTTGAGACTGAAGTAATCAACATCTTTTCGGTTGAGTAACTGTGTACGCCGCGCGGACAGTATGTACCAACGTGCAATACCCTTGCACCAGTCGGGCACTGTGGATTCTGATTCTTCCCATCTTTCGAGGGACTTATCATCAATCTTCCCGGCCCATGGCTTGGGCAAGTCACCGTCGTTCTCTTCGATATAATCCGTTTCTGCATCATTGAAGTTGACTCCTATCCATCCATATTTGTATAGTATCTGCTTGACCTCATCTCTGTTACCAAGTGGTATGTCTTCCCAGACTAGAGGTGTAAACGGGCCAGCAACTGGAGGCTTAGGGTAAGCTACGATATGCTTAACTCCTAAATGATCTGCTACCTCCAAGTCTACAGTATGATCCTGCATGAACCCTCTTGCTGCTGGCACATGCTTGGTAACATTCTTTCCATACTCTCCATTCTTCTTAGTGATAGCCCAGATAGTTGAAGCGTACCCAGCCCTCATATCACCATTTAGCATATGATTCTCGTACTCCCCGGCTGGCATTGACAATAGCTCAGCTATAGCTGCCGCATTCTTCTCTATAGCAGCCTCACTATACTTCTTCATCTTAATACGTTGAGGCATGTGAGGCATGAATGCATCTCTGGTTGCTTTGATCTCTATGTCAAGCTCCTCTATGAGAGAACCCATAAACTCTACATCTATCGCAAACCCACGCTCAGCTTGATAGGCTACTGACTGTGCTACTCTGAACTCGTTCTCATAGGCTGAACGAATATCCTTTCCTGTTATATTATGAGGTCTATCAAGATGATCATCCCACTCTTTCATAAGGAAATTAAAGAAGTCCTCACCAATCTCAACATCCTCTGCTACCCTGTGTATCATATCAATAGATAGGTGAGACCAATCTTCATGGTGTGGCTTGTGCCTGTCTATCCTTATACCATGTGCTGCAATAGAGTGAGGAGGTACATTACCTAAGCCTAGGTGCAGTGCTGCCCAAGGTGCCCTCCTCTCTGGGTTAAGAACCTGACTCATCACCATGGTATCAGCAGTCTTAAACGGGAACAGCTCATGGTTGATTCGTTGCATGTGATTACGCTTGATCTTAACACCCATAGCCTTCTCTATAGCTAGTTGGTCATACCCAACTACATTCTGCCAGATGAGGACATCACAGGTCTCGATACATCTGATACCTTCAGCCATATCTCCAGCCTTCTCATCTTCTTCATACTCATCCAGCCATACTGGATCTACTCTATCATTGAAGTCGTCAAAGAAAGAGAATGTCTCCCCTGAGTAGTAGTCTTTTAACCTGAGTATATGTAGATCCTCTCTGTGTCCTGGGCGAATATCAGGGAGGAGACCTACTGCTTCTAAATCAGCGGTTAATACTCTTCCTTTTCCGTTCATGATAATTCCTCTAGTTTATTTGTTCTTGTTTAGGATATCCATTATCTTTACTGACATCACGTACTCATCATGTGACCGTATGTTAAACCTATCTAAGAGTACTGGATTTAGTTTATGTGGGCAAGACTCTACTCCCACCACTCTATGCTTGAATTTGAAACCTCCATTAAACCACCTCCTGATCACGTAAGACCTAACCAGAGAGACTAGAGTAAAGATCATGAGGATGAGTAGATTACTCTGAGTACTTATCTCTATCCCAAAGAGAGGGAATACTAAAATTTGTGTGATAAAGGATAGTACCATACCTATCCCGATGTTAGCCAGTGCTTCCATTAATGATGCTATCCTCGTTTGCATATATATATATATATATCCTCACAAAATATGTCTCACGTGTGAGACTATTTAAGTATATTCTTACGTAATTGTACTGGCCTAGCTTTTGAGTACAAATAGTAGTTAGCAGTAGGGTAATACTTGTAGTACTTTCTTAACATTCTATTATCCCCATAGTAGGAGACAATATCAGTCACGTTGACCTCACCCATCATTGATGAGTCAGAGAGATCTTTTGCTACGCACTGACAAGAGAGTGGAAAGAACTCCAGCATCCAGTGGTATATAGAGTCATGATTTATAATAGCATACAGCAAGTCAAACTTAACACCCTGACTCTCGAGCTTCACTATTACTTTACAACTGCCATCATCATTAATCTCTTCATCTGCCGCATCCTCTTCATCTGCCGCATGATACTGTACGTAGACTTCACAACTAGAGAATCCTAGCACTAAATAGTTCTTTTCCCAGAAGGTCTTGATCTTCTCTGTGTCCCAAGTTCCAGTTCTATCCCAGATAACCAGATCATAGTCATTAGCCTTGTGGGGTAAGAGTGAACCACCTACCTGATAGACCTTGATCTTATCATTAGACATCTTGTGCAGTTCCATCAGTGCTGTCATGTAGGCATTAGCATGTATCTCTTTAGCCACGTTATACCACGCGTGTGATACAGATTTTCCTGATCCTCTTACACTCCCTACCATTGCTACATTAGTATGAGTCATTGTCCTCTCCATATTGTTTAGGTTGCTTACGTTTCTTATTAACTCCATCATCAAACCCATCCTGTACAGGAGGTCTGTCCTCAGTCTGTTCCAGCTTACCTGTGCTCATGTTCTTCTTAGTGTATACCTTAGTCCCTGTCATGTGACCAACCTCTCTGGTCTTAAGGTTCTTCAGTATGAGTAGACATCTCTCACTTAAGGTAGGTGCTGTCGTGTTACGTATCCCAGCCCAAACATCATCAGCCCAAAATACAATACTCCCAGCACCCCTAAAATCATTGAGTGTGACATCTCCTCCCTCCTCGAATGGTGTTCGATCGCCATAGACTTTCTTAAGGTGAGATAATAGGAAGATTGATATAGGATTCTCATCCTTGAATGTACCTAGCCTCTTCATCGTCTCATCAATAGCCTCTACTTTTGAAACAGCTTTACCATTTTCTCCTTTATGCTCAAAAGCAGTGAGGTTATCAACCACGAACTTTGTAAACCCAAGAGCAGAAGCCTCTTCCAGCACTTGCATAACGCTCGATACATCCTTACGACCTTCGAGGTCTCCAATATAGATTCTATTGTCATTACATAACCTGTCAATTGCTTCATTAGCTTCCTCCTCTGTATAGTCTCTAAGTTCCTCGTAGTCAGGGTCATCTTTGTCATTGCAAGGAGGAGCATTGAGGTTCTTATTGATGAGGTATCCAGCGAAGGAACGTACTGTCTTGTCTGCTCTCTCCTCTAGGTAGATTACAACGAGCTGGATGTTGAAGGTGTAGGCTAGAAAGAATACGACCTCCTTAGTTAAGGTAGTCTTTCCAACACCCGTACCCATACCCCAGACAGACATCGTGTAGTCTCGGATACCATAGGTTACTTTATTCATCAGCTCCCAAGGCCAGGACAGCCCCATAGTAGGAACCTTCTTTGCCTTCTCTCTATACTTATCCATGGAGTTAAGATATCCACCTTCAAATAGGTCAGCAGGGTTCCACCATGCATCCATGAACTCCTTCCCTCTACCTTGCTTGAGTGCATCATTAGGATCTTTGCATCCAGCGGGTAGCTTGAGCTGCTTAACCTTGGTGCGGAAGATACGACCAACATCTCTATTGAGTTTCTTACCTACCTCATCATCATCGAAGCAGACTAAGACCTTCTTAAACTTGTTGATCTCATCCTTGTTCAGAATGATCTCTTCAATAGCCATCTCTCCCTTAGTTGGTGACCATACGTGTTCATAGACCCCCTCCCACTTGCTGCCTACCTTGGCCTCCAGCATCATAGTCTGTGCAGCTAGCACATCACACTCACCACCTACTAACAAGAGCGTATCCATCCTAGCCCCTGACTCCATAGCTGCTGCTGTCTGCTTCTGTCCAAACATGAGATTGTCACCCCAAGTCCAACCGAGTGACCCATACTTGAAATCTTTAGGTAGGGTACGACACTTAGCTCCCTTCCACTCGCCATCATGATAGTCATAGGTTGGGTAATAATGTCTAGCTACCTTGCCATCTAATCCTAACCCAACTCGCACGTTATAGAACTTAGCTACGTTCCCTGGGATGTGTCTCGATACAAGGTTCTTAACCTTAAGTTGATTGAAGTAAGACTCGTCACCATTCCTCTCTTCTATCAGTCTATCTCTCTCATCTTGGTTGGCAACCGCCCAGCGGTCCACGCCTTTCATTCCAGATAGAGCTATCTCTCTGATCGTAGGGTTATCGAGCTTGCCTTCTCTAACCAGTTCCTCAAACTGACTCTGTGTGTACTTGATTGTTCCAGTTACTTCCATGTTCAATATAGGACTCTCACCATCAGCAGGGATTAGCAGCACTTGTCCATCCTTATGCCAATGTGCTCTATTGCAAAACTTGACACCATCAGAGAATACAATCATGTTAGTCCCCTTAGCATCATGCCCCATGTGCTGGCATTCAGGGCAAGGTACATTCATCACGATACTCATGTAGTCCTCCTTATTAATTAACGAAGCAAGCGCAAGGATCTCTCCTCACGCTATGACTTCACAATAGAAATGTTTCTTTGAATGTTTGTAAGCCTTTCCTCCCTGTCCACCCAGCAGTATGACCACCTTCAAGAATGTACTTAAAGGATGGCCCACTAACCTTATCAGCGAGAGCTAGTACTTGCCTTGAGTCAGTGATATTATCAGTTCTACCAGCGTAGCAATGAGTTGGACAGGTGATGCTTTCTAGCTTAACTAGTTTACCATTCACTCTCCATGTCCCATCATACAGTCTGTTATCACGGAACAGATTTTCTAACGCATCCATAAACCACACACCAGCTAGATCAAGTTTGTTATCGTACCATGCATTATTCTTATCCCACTTGGCAAGACCAACCTCATCACTGTTACGTACCATCTCGGCTCTATCAAGGTGTCGTTGTACATAGATCTGATGAGGGTCAACCATACTAAATGCAAGCCATTGCAAGGCACCTAGTTGAAGCCCTAAGTTCATCATTACTACCATGCGTTGCATCTCTACCACAAAGGGCTTGCGCATGTGCTTCTCAATCAGATTATCAGGAGCACAGTTAGTATTAATAGGGGCCACAAATACAGCCAGCTTCTTAACGTTATCAGGGTTCTGTGCAGTGTAGATGCTAGATACCCACCCACCCTGACACAACCCGACTATCTCAATGTCAACACCAAGGAACTCATGTATTGCACCTATAGCATTGACAAGATCACTAACACTTGTATTATTTGTCATCCATGTAGCTGACTTAAGCTCGAATGCTACTACAGGTCTTCCAGTCTGGACAGCAACTTTTATGAGGTTAAGGCTAATAGTCCAGTCCCGACCAGCATGTGGAGGAACTACTACTATTGGTGTTCCTGTTCCTGTTGAAAACATGTGCCATACATAAACAGGTGTCTCGATAACTTTGGTACTACCATATTTAGTTTCCATTGTAACCTCAATCAACTAAGGGTGAAGTGCTGGGTTGTCCAGCACTCTTATTCTATGATACAACCTAATTCAGCAAGAAGCCCTCTATCTTTCCTTGGCACATGCATCTTTGCTCCGTAAGGTATCGGAGGTCATCATTAACATCCATCCAGAATGTGTCACCTCTGTCCCCTCTCAACCTTAGTTGAGTACCTGCTTTCGATATTGTTAACCTCATAACAAGGAAGTTATCTCCTCCACCCCAATCATGGTATGCAAGGTCATATGCAACACCAGCAAGGTCAGCGTGAGTAGTCCATGGGATAGGTGTGAAGTTAATATCAAGACCATCGATAGTTACACCTACTGTCATACCGTTAGGGAGAGGCGCTGCTGGCACTTGATTACCCCAGCCTCCACTATCAAACGAACCTCCATCCCTAATGAGGAATACGAACCTAGTCATAATATAGATCTGTCCTATTGGCACATCCAAATTGAACCTAACAGGTGTTATAGATCCGTCTACTGCCATGTTCCTATTTACTGTAGTAGGTGGTGGGCCTTGAAACAGGGACTTATAGAATGGTGCCTCTTGTGGCCCACTCATAGCATCTTTTATGATCTGATCGTACCTAGTGGCTGGGGCTTCAGGTGGATCGCCCTGCATTTCATAGTAGTCTCTCTTTACTTCCCCTTCTAGCACTCTCAAGGTCATACCTACCTCCCATTATCAAAAGAAACCCCGCCCATAAAGGCGAGGCTAGTTGTCTACCTATCGTGTCTCACATGTGAGACTACTCTAATTCAAATGAATCAAACACATCATACACTATCCAAGATCCATCATCATAGCCACGTTCAAGATGTAGATAAGCTAGATTTAGTACAGCTATTGTCTCTATGAGAACTGACCTTAGTGCTATCTGTCCATTGTCTTCGAAGTATACTGCTTCCCCTGGACTCTTCATTGCCTTAGCTATCAGTCGCAGAGCCTCAGCCTTTGATTGACCACTACATCTGCTGATACATTTCTTATTTAGTGAGTATTTACCAGACAGTTTGTTATGAAAGACTTTCATGGTCTACCCTCTTGTTAGTGCGCTCTACTTTGCGCTTTCTATCTGTTGACTTATCCTTGCTGGGAAGTGCTTCTTTGTCCAGCTTCCTTGGCTTCCTCATCTTCTCAACATTTGTCTGCATTGCATCCCTTTAGAATAATTTGTTAGCCCGTCTAAGCACTACTCTTATGTCTTGTTTTAAGGCGGTCAATATAGCTAGGGGATTACTTGGTGCTGCTCCTCTCATTCTAGATATCTTGAAATCAAACTCACCAACTCCATTATGCGCATAGGGATCTATCTCAGTGATATCTACTGTATATTTAGTTCCTTCTGCCTCTAGCTCCATTGTACATTCTGTCTCAGACATAGTGTTCTCTCAGTTATAGTTAATTTAGACTACTAGCCCTTACAGCACTATATGTTAATGCATACAGG